CAGCTCCTTAGCTAGAAATAAAAGACTAGCTGAGGTGCTCACGTCGTTGAATCGAGCGGTTGTTAAACCAGCCGTCGATACATACAATGTGTCGTGGCTTCTGGACGCTGGCATTTCCTTCAAGCCAGAGGAGAATCGCAGTGTCACAGGGGACAACTGGGCCTTCGAATCCCTACGAAAGTATGGGAGAGAGCAGCCCATTCCTGCCCAAATTCCGGGCGGAGACCGACGACGTGGAAGTCTACACTCAACAGACAGAGAGGCCGGAGGAGAAGGAACCACCCAGGATATCGGTATACCGACCAGTTCCAATGCCACAAACTCGCGATCAGTTAGATCAAATGAGCGCAAAGGAACTGTTCCTCGCAACGTTCGGATACCACACGGGCGAACTGCCCCCGGAATTCGATTCGTTCGAGGTGAGGATAGGGAGATCGGCGGATCGCACTCAAGGAGCGCATACAGAGCAGCTCTTTCTGCAACACGTCGTGCACTCAGTCTTGTTGGCGGAAGGCGACGGGTTTTATCGCTGGAGGTCGTTGTGGATACGCTGGTCCATGACAATTCTTTCAGTAGCCTTCCTTACCTCTGCTCTAACGACTTGGCTAAGACCAAGGGGCTACGACTGGCTCAACGAATACTCGCGGGAGAACGGGGCTTTGACCCTTATCTGTTTGGCCGCCGTGTTCAGTTTGGCGTTAGGGATAATACTGGGGTCGTTATTCCAAAAACTAGGCTCATTTGGATGGCGGCGATCGCTACGACTATTTTGGGTCAGAGTTTTTCCGAACCAATTCAGGGTTCGCTGGCTCGAAAACGTCCGCTCTCGTGGGGTTTCACCAATGCGGAGCGGGGAGCGATAATCAGCTCAATGAAGGGTGGCCATCGCTACTCCTACGAGCTCGACTTCTCTCGGTTTGATGCATGCGTGCCCGAATTCATAATCATGGATGTGTTTAAATTGATAGCCGAAAGGCTTGAAATGGACAGCGTTCAAGAGGACTGTTTCTGGCGGTATGTCAACGATTTCGTTCATTCACGGATCGTTATGCCTGATGGCTTTATTTATCAGGTACACCGGGGAATTCCATCCGGTGCCACGTTTACGTCATTAGTAGGAAGTTTAATTAACCTACTCGTGTCGAACTACTCGTGGTTTCGTCTCACGGGACGTACTTTGTCCCACGAGCAACTTCTTGTTATGGGTGACGACTCACTAATCGTTTCAGACCAGTGTCTCGAACTTGAAGACATTGCGAGGATGGCGAATGAATTGAATTTCACCATCAACCCAGACAAGAGTAGACGCCGTGACAATCGAGCTGAATCAAGCTCGACCAACTCGCCGTACTTCGTCGGTCACAACTGGCATAAGGGAAGGCCGAACCGACCGAAGCAGGAAGTCTATAAGCACATCCACTTCACTGAGAGGCACCACGCTCCCGATAAGGCGTGGAGTTTAGTTCGTCTTGGTGGATTTGCCTTGTCTAGTAAACAGGGCTACGAGGTGCTGATAGAACTTATGGGGTTACGATATCGAACCCGTGATGTCGTTGCCTTACTGAGCCTTTACCTATCTATGGTAAGGGAATCGGCAAACGAAATCGACTCAGGTCAGTGGAGGGTAGAGTGGCCCGGAGAAATA